TCGCCAGGCAATGGTCGCGGTAATCTTTGAGTGATACGAACCGGTACGCCTCATCACCGGCCCGCGACTCCTCCAGGCCGCCGCGCTCGCTCATGGCACGGGCCGCCTTGCGCTCCCACGCCTCCGCTGCGGCCTCTTCGATGTACTGCGTAGCCTCCAGGATTTCGTCCAGCTCCGCGTCGGTAAACCGCGTGTCCGCATCCGTTCCGCCTTGCGGAATCACCTCGTCGATGAGGCGGCGGAGGCGGTCGCGAAGCTCAGCCGTTGGCGTCACGCCTCATCACCCCTTCTTGCGGGGCTTGGCTTCGGCCTTAGGCTGCTCTTTGGCTTGCTCTTTGGCTTCCTTCTTCGTGTCGGCTTTTGGCGCGAAGTACGGGCATTCCCGCTCCATGTCGCGGGTTTCTGCCGTCCAGCGCTGCCAGGGCAGTTTCGAATGACAAGGTTGTGCCGGAAGCAGACCGGGGTCTGCCTCCGGCACCCATGGGTAGTGCGCACAATCGACACACCGAGCCATGCACCGTCACCCCTTACGGCAGGGTAATCTCCTGCACGGCCTTCTCGGGCGACGCCACGACACCGCGACGCGCACGGCCAACGATAGCGCCACGGATGAGGCGCTTGATGTCGGCGGCGCCCGCGTCGACCATGAGGTCGTGCTTCACCAATTCCACGAAATACTTGCTCGGGTCGATGAGGTACGCTTTGTTCGGGTCCACGCCAGGGTAGTTGTAGGTCTTCTCACCGACCGTCACCGTGTACCCGTCGTAGAAAATCAGGGTGTTGATTTGGGAGATGGCCGGGTAAATGGTTCCGCCGACCTGCATCCGCTGCAGGGCCTCCTCAATGTCCCATTGACGGCTAGAGTGCGCCAGCAGGATCGTCGGACGGCGACGCGCACGGGTATCGGGGTCTTCGTCCTGGGAAGCGTCGATCAGCCCCTGCTTGATGGTGTTGCGCAGCTTCTCCAGGTACGTAGCACCTTCGGTGGAAGCGGCCGTCTTGTTCTTGGCCGGGTAGTTGTAGCTGATGATCGGGTAGAGGTGGATGTGGTTCAACAAGCTGTTGTACGCCTCGCCCATAGCGCGGCTAAGTTCCGTGATGGACCAGTCTTCGGAATACTCCTCGACGTCCTCGGTCCACTCGAAGCCAGCCGCGTACGTAAGAATCGGCACGGTGGACACAGGCCCGACTTTCATATCGCCGAATTTGACTTCTTCGCCCTCCAGGTGCTCAAGAAACACTACCCGAGCACCCACGAACGGGCGAATGTCCACGTGCCGCGTGAAATTGCGGTTCGTGACGTTGCGGTAAATCGGCTTGTACAGCAAAGGCACCTGCTCACGGCCCAGCTCCAGGTCTAGGACGACCTTCTGCACCACGGTAGCCAAACCGCTGGCCGTGGTAATCATCTCGCCAATGGGACGGTCAAGCTCCAGCACTTCCATCTCACCGGCGACAATCCGCTTGGTGACGTACTCCAGCTTGCGGCCGGGCGCGATGTAAGGCACGCGCTCCTCAATCGTTTGTTTGCGCCGTTCCTCGCGCAGCGTCTCAAGGCTAATCACTTTGTATGCCATCACTCGTCACCTCCGAACCGGGATTAGGCTTGCGGGATCAGGACAAACCAGATGACATTGTTTGCGTCCTTGGCGGACGTCACACGGCCCACGGCTTGCCCGCTTTCCGCCGTGGTCAGCACCTTGTTTGTATCATCGAAGTACACCGTGTCGCCCACATTGAAGGTGTCGGCGGTGTTAATTTGGCTCGTCTCATACTCGGCCTGCTGAATCGTCAGGACCACCTGCTCGCCTTCAGCGGCGTCCTGCATCGCCAAGCCGAAGAATCCGGAAATGCGGTAGAATTTCCCCGCCTCCACGGCACCAAAACCGGCCGGTACCGTGAGTTTCACGCTGCGTCCATCGGAAACCTTACGCGCCATCGCTCATCCCTCCTCGTGGTGGTTAGATGCGAACACGCACGACCGAAGCACCGGAAACGGCATTCGGGTGCGCGGTGTTTTGCGGCCGGATGGTCGTTTCGCGGAACAGACCAGCCAATGCCTGTTTGACGTCCTCGGCCTCCAGCATCTCGCCCACCAGCTTGCGGATTTGCTCCTCGTCGGCGTTATCCGGAACGCGGAGCATTCGTTTGATGAGCGGACGTGCGGCCTCCGCCGTCACCATCTCACCGACCACCTTGTCGATGAGGGCCTCGCGTTCGGCGGCCTTAGCCTTCGCCGCAATCTCCGCCGCTTGCTTTACGGCGGCAACCACATCCGCAGGAGCGGCGCCCTGCTCAAGGCCCAGAACCTCAGCCATTTCACCAACAGCCTGGGCGCAAGCTTGCAGTTTCTGATACTCATCGCCCCCCAGCTCTTTTGCGACCGTCTGGAAGTCCCAGCCCATCTCGCCGCACACAGCGGCCACGGTCGTGTGCTTCTTCGCCACCGCGTCCTTCAGTTGCGCCAGCAGTTCCTGGATGTTCATGCGCTCATCACCTCCGCTTGGTTTTGCCAACGCCGGAACCGGACCGGTCCCGACGAAATCCTCGAACGTGCTGTCCATCTCGCCGACGGCCACCACCTCCGTCGGCATGCCCGCCCGGTTCAACGGCGTCCAGTCGATGGACAGGGGACGGAAGTCCACCACCTGCGTCGTGCCGCTTTCCTGGGCCAGTTGCGCCATCCCAAAGATGGACACTTGCCGCGTGACCTTACCCCGGATCCACCGCTTGAGGTCGTCTGCGGCTTTGTCAATGACACCCCGCGCGTACAGGGCAGCCTTGCCACCTTCGTCCCGCACCACGGCACCCACCCAATGGGTGACGGGCGTCGGGAACTCGGTGGAGACGTTCTCAGGCTTCTGATGGCCCAAGAACCCAGGCAAGCCCGTGCTGTTGATCTCCTGAGCAATGCGCTCCAAGACGCGGCGCGTGTAGTACCAGCCGCGCTTGGATTTTCCCTCGGGGATGCGGACAACCACTTCCATCGGGTTGTCGTCGCCCGCCTTCAACTCCTTCACCGCGTCCACGGCCCACGGGGCCAGCGGCACATCCTCCACCCGCATCTCGGAGATGACGCGCGCCTCCACCCGCGCCATCTCGCCTTCCACCTGTTCACCTGCCAATTGCAGCAGCGACGCCGGAGGCTCCATGTTCAGCGACCGGTAGTGGCGCAGCAGGTGACGGGCCGCTTGTCGGCGTTGCTCCGGCGTCAGGTTCGGTTCCGCACGTGCTCCAGCTAACGCCTGGGCTGCGGCAATCAGGCCGTTGCGGTTGAGGACCAGCGTGCCATTGACAATCTCATGATGCGGCCCCCAGCAATCCGCTTGGGTCAGATCCGCGTTCACGTCGGCCTTGACGACGGCATACATCTCGCGGACCGCAGCGGCGGCGCCTTCCTCGCCGTCCTGGAGCGCCTGTTTCAAACGCTGCCAGATGGCCGACTTGTCGACGTCGCTCCAGGCGCGGTTGCTCACGCGCTCGTTGTCAATCCTCAGCGCCACGCTCCGTCACCTCCTTTCCAGGGTTGGTTACTTCTGCGACAGGACCCTCACGCCTTGGCTGTTCGACGGGTACATCTCCAGGGTCACGGGTTGTTTCGGCGTTTGGCTCAGCACTTTGGGAGCAAACTTCCCGTCCGCGCCTTGTCGGACGTAGCTTTTGGTCGAAGGGTTGAGCCGCATCACGTGGCCGCTCATTCGCCGTCTCCCTCCTTCTCACCCAGCACATACAGGCTAAGATTGACATGTGGGTAATCCTTGCCTTCCTCGCTCACATCAAACTGCATCACGGCCACCGCGAAGGGCAAGGACTCCAGGGCCTTGATGATTTCAGCCATGTAATTCCGATCCCGGAGACTCAGGCGCGTGGCCTTCCGTTTGGGTCGCGTTTCCTCCATGGGCACCTCCATGCCCTTTGGCAATTGGTCACCGGGTAAACTCCGTGCCATCCTTTCACCTCGCAATCGTCTGGCGGGGTTTTTAAGCGGGCCGCATGGTCGGTCGTTCAAGGTAGTGTTGGACGGACTGGTACCAGCGTTCGATGTCAGGGTGGCTGCCGGGGTCATTGACCCACTCTTTGAGACGGCGCACAAACTGGCGCGGCTCCTCCATCGCCGGAACCAGTATGCACCGGCACCAGGGATGGGGCTTGGGTGGCACCTCGTCCACCCGCCAGAACCCGTTGCCGCCACGGTTGGCATAGGTGTCGCAGATGTCGGGAACCGGATGAGAACCCGACAACCTCCAGTAGAACCCGTTGCAGCTCGGGACGGTCTGATAGGCAAGCACGGTCCCCTCATGGAACGCATGCTGCATCTCCGTGACGGCCAGGCGCATGGCCTCCATGCTCACGTCACGCGGCACCTTGAGGCGCTTGCGGGTCTCCTCCTTCAGCGCCGTGAACACACCGGGTTGCAGGTACTGCTGCACCTCGCGGGCCAATACTCGTGCATTGATGCCACGGGCCACCCCGTCCTCCACCAGCCTGCGCAACGCCTCGCGGGCGTGTGCGCTGGTGCGCCACACCCGGTCCGACAGCTTCAAACCGTCGTAGTAGGTGCGCGTCCACGTGGCCAGCACCGCCCGTTGGTTGACGCCAGCAAAAAGGGCGACCACCTGGGCCGCTGGGAACACGTCCTTGGTCAGCTCCAGCGTCACCTGCTCGGCTCCGCTGGTGGCTTCCCTCGATGCAAGCTGGATGCCGGCCATGATGGCCGCAAGCAGTTCATCATTCAGTGCGCGCACAATCTTGTCCAGGGCGGCAGCCAAGGCCGAAAGGTGCGCATGGCGAAGGGTCCCGGGCGTGACCTGCTCGATCTCCTGGCGCACCTGCTCCGCCACGCGCCGATAAAGGGCACGCACCTTGTTGGCCGTAAGCCGTTCGGCCCGCTCAAAACGCTGGCGTGCCCGCAGGATGTACTGCGCAAACTCCTTGCTACGGGAAGCACGCTCCCAGTCGTCGCGTCGAATGACGGCCATCAGACTGCACCGCCTTCAGCGCCTTCCTCCTGGGCCACCCCTTGCTCCGTTTCAAGCCCCACGCCATCCCGCATGCGTTGGAGCATGGCCATGCTGCGCAAGACGCGGCGCCGCTCGTCATCGTCGCCGTCATGGTCCAGCCACGGAAGCATGCTCGGCACAAACTCGCGCAGGAACTCGGCGGCCGCGTCAATGGACATGAGGCCGGACTCGACAGCGGTGGTCAGGCCGTTTACCAGCGTCGCGATGGTCTCGGCCACTTCTCGGTCGTTACGCGGCGAGATTTCTTCCCATCCCACGTCCACCTGGTACGTCTCCAGGCTCCGGTTGTTGACTTGCGCCCACATGGCCAAGTACATGCTCGCCAGCTCGCCGTAGGGCTCCTCGAACAATCCGCGCTTGCGGCGAATCTTGCGGGCCAGCGGGACCATCTGTTCGCTGACCGACGCCTTGCTGCTGCTCACCGCCGTCCCGAAGGCGAATTCGGGCGTTTCGCTCACGTCCACAATGCACATGAACAGAAATTTCAGTAGCGTCGTAATGCCTGCAAGACCGCTGTCTGCCGTGATGAATTCGATGTCGTCGCCTTCCTGGAGTAAGAAAATCTCCTTGTTGTCGAAGCGGAGCTTGCCGTTTTCGACTTCCTCGCGGCTGAAGTTGTTCTCCAGAAACGCCTCCACGTCCGCCAGCTTGCATTTGACCTTGGGCCGGCTGAACATTTTAGAGCCCTGCACCGCGAACAGCATGACGTCGTGGTAGGCTTTCATGAACGGCTCGATGGGCTCCAGGTCGCTGGAGCCAAAGAGCTGGTGCTCCTCCGCCTCATTCCGGAAGTGCACGATAGGGATAAAGCCCCACGGGTTGGAACCGTCCGTCTGCAATTGCTCGCGGACTTGCTGTGGCGCGCGACCATCAACCTCCACCGCGCGCGTCGTCTTGGTCAGCCGCTCCGTGACCTTGTACTCGTACAGCGTCCGCCCGTCCCGGTCCGTCACCACCACCGGCGTGCGAATGACAACCTCCAGCCACCCGCCGTTGATGGGGTCCGGGATGGGCGTCACCCATTCCGGTGGGATGAGCACCAGGTCGAACGTCTCGCGCTGCGGGTTGTAGCGGTCCCGGGTGCGCACAATCCGGGCAAACACGTCCCCGTCGCGCAGGGCATTGCGATTGATTCGCAGGAGCTTGCCGACCCACCGGCTGAACGCCTGCTCCAGCTCCTGGTCAGCCTCCGGATCGGACGCGATATGGGAAAAGTGTGGCGCGCCCATGAACCCCGCCGTGGTGTTAATCACGGGCCGGGCAAACCCCGCACCCAGTTTGTAGCGGTCGTCCGTGTTGGTATACAAAGCTCGGGCCAGGTCGTAATCCACCCGGCTGCTGTCCAGGGTGTAGGGGTATACTCGCCGACAATGCGCGCGCCCAACCACCGCAGCGCGGAAATTTCACCGCTCAGCAGCCGCTGCACGAGCCTCCGCTTCGGTTTTCGCCGCAGTCTTTTCTCAGCCATAGAACCTCGCCCCCCTGAACGCCTGACGCACCTGCTCACTGGCTTTCCTTCGTTGCGCCAGCCGGTTGAGCGCCTGCGTCATGGCGTCCACCTGGTCGTCATGCGCCGCGTTCGGGAACGCCGCGCACTCCTCAATGAAGTCGTGTATCCAGGGCGCAATGCTCGGGTCCGGCAAGTACACGTTGCCGGCCTCCATGAAGGGCTGCACGGCCATGGCACGCGCCTCTTTGCTCTCTTTCGGCGTCACCGGGATAATCCCCGGGATTTCCCGCTTGAGCGCGTCGATGACCGCCTGGCCATTGGCCTTGTCCTCGATGAGCTTGCTCCTGGCTTTCGGCCACTTGGCGGTCAGCGCCCGCACGGCCTGCAAGGTCTCGGTGAAGTCCATCCGGTCGCGCACCTGGTCCAAGAGGTAAAACTCGCCGCCCACGCGCCCCCACACCTGGCCCACGACGTAGTCGCTGGTGCTCGCGCTCTTGAACGAACAATCCCAGCTTTGAATCATCTCGTCGAAGCGGGCTGGCGGCTCCTTGTAGAACTTCCACCAGCCACGCTTGAAGATGCCACCCTCCATCGGGCTGGGCCGCTGCTGGTACTGCCCCGCGAAGCCGTAGGACCTGAGCGCCAGCTTGGCGGCCTCAATCTCTTTCGGTCCCTCACGCTCGGGCCACAGAAGGTCCCCGGGCTCCCGCACCAACGTGCGCCCGCTCATGGGAAAATGAATCACCTGCCGGTCTTCGGCGATAGCCGGGAGGCACAGGTGCTCCCATTCGCCGCCCTGCTCCAGCAGGTGTCCGGTCAGGTCCTTTTCGTGGAGCCGCTGCATGATGACGACGATGGCCCCGGTTTTCTTGTCATCCAGTCGGCTGTAAAACGTCTGGTCAAACCACGTGTTGGCTCTCTCACGCAGCACGTCCGATGCGGCTTCCTTCGGGTTCAAGGGGTCGTCCACTACCAGCCGGTTTCCGCCCTTACCCGTCGAAGTACCGCCAACAGACGTGGCAATCATGTGTCCACGCTTGTCATTAAGAAACTCCGTCTTGAGGTTGTGGTCCTCCACCAGCTTGAAACGGTCGCCCCACCGCGATTGATACCAGTCGGATTGAATGATGGTGCGCCGGTCCACGCTGTGCTTGGTGGACAGGCTTTGCGAGTAGCTGGCGAAAATCCACCGCGTTTCCGGGTGGCGAATCCACTCCCACACCGGCCACATCACCGACACCGCGATGGACTTCATGTATCGCGGCGGAATGTTGATGATGAGTCGCGTGATTTGACCGGCAGACACCGCCTCCAGGTACTCGCAGATGAGGTCGATGTGCCAATTGTGGAGGTACGGTGTCGCCGGTTCAATCACATGCCACGCCTGGCGGATGAAGTCCGCCAGCTTCCGCTCAGCCAGTTCCTGTCTCACTTCCTCCAGACTGGGAAGCCTTGCTAAGAATACGCTCAAGGCTCCTCAGCTCCTCAATGGACAGCCTCGACAGGTCGAAGTTGTGCCGGTGCTCAATCGGCCCACCGTCTTTGCCCGTGTGCTCCTGGATGGTGTCAGGCTCACCACGGGCCAGGCGCTCCAGCTTGGCCGCCTCGACGATGAATTTCAGCACCTCCAGCGGCTCCAGCTCGTCCGGGTCCATTTGCTTGAGCCGGTCCAGGGCCTTCATTTGGAGCGCCACGGCGTATCTCGCGTGCCGCTCCCGCATCTCCTTCACGGTCCGCAGATGGGCTTCGCGCGCCTTGCGGTCAACTTCGTCATCCCATGCCTGGACGCGCTCCACCCAGCGGTACCGGGACGACCAACGGCTGATGAGCGTCTCACTTTTACCTAACCTTCGCGCCACTTCGCGGAGCGAACGCTCACCGGGTGGCATGTCCCGGTACTTGCAAAATGCTTCGTATGCCTTCGCGGATTCACCGGGAAGGCGTTCCCAAATCGGCTCCATATTGCCACCACCCTTCCCACCTCCTCCTGCGTCTCCGCGTCAGGTTGGAATCAGGCTTCGGCTTTGGCGGGCGTCTCCCGCCAGATGGTCCGGGTCAGGATCACCGCCCAGACGTAGCCACCCAGCACCTTCGCAGCCCATTGCCCGAGCGTCACCCACCAGATGGGGCCGCCAAACGCGATGACCGGGAACACGATGGAGTCCACCAGGGCCGACACCGCGTTGGAGCCCACGATCCGTTTCATACGCGGGGACCGGCGCAAGGCGTGGTACACCACCGTGTCCGTAATACCGGTCGCCAAGAAGGCCACCGTGGAAGCCACAGCAATGCGCACAGCATCCGCGTTGAGCAGGTAGGTGATGACGCTACCAGCCAGAATCAGCAGGAACATGTTGCGCCACAGGTGCCGGTGCCACCGCTCATGCAGCATGTCGCGGGTCACCAGGTCCAGGGCAATCAGCACAAAAGCGTTGAACGGCGTCGAGATGGGACCAAACAGCACGACCGAGAAGTTTGCCGCCACCGCAGCGGCCAGATACAGCCCAATGCACAGAAATTCCACGCCTCGTCCTTTCATGCTTCCTCTCTCCTCATCAGCTCCTCCAGCTCGGCGGCAAGCTCCTCTTCCGCCTGGTCGGCTTCCACAACCTCCTCATCCGTTGCACCCATCTCCAGCAGGATGGCCGCCTCCTCCTGGACCATGCTCATGGCGATGGCCGCCTCCACCTGGGCCATGGAGAAGGCCGTCAGGGCTAGCCACAGCTTGTGCCCGATGGACAGGTCCGGCTCGCCCATCAGGTCCGCCAGGGCGTGCTTCTTGGCCATCCAACCGTTGTCCGTCTTGTTGGCAATCAGCACGCCGCCCAGGCCGACGGCAAGCCCAGCACTCGCGGAGTCGCAGGAGGTTGCGCCGTAGGCCGCAGCCTTTGCCACCGTGCGCGGCGTGGAGACGCCAAACAGGTGGATGTCATTCTCCGGGAAGTGCTTTTTGACCAGCGCGGTAATTTGGGCAATCAGCTCGATGTCCGCCGCCCGGTCCTTAATCGACCCGATGGCCACCACGTCTTTCGGGCCCACAAGCCCCTGCATGTCGCGGCAGCACCGGTCGTAATCCTCCAGGTCCGGACCCTGGACGACGAACACCTTGCGGATTGGGATGTCCATGGCCGCAAACTGCTCGGCGTTCCGCAGGTGAATCCGGTACGCTTCCTGCTTGGTGAGGCCCAGCGGCTCCAGGACCGCCGGAATCATCGGCACGTCCATCATGGCTACCCAGTCCGCGCCGCACTTGACGGCGTATTCCACCACGTCCTCCTGCCGGTCCAAAAACCGCCGACCTTCCTTGCGTGCGCCGGTCAGAAGCCCGGAGTCGACGAACAACAAGGAGTTCGGCGGCTTGGCGGCCTTCGGCGGCTTTCCTTCCATCGCTCCAAAGGAAATCAGGTAGTTGAGCTTGTCCAGGCAGAAAATCTGGTCGCCGACGCAGGCGTGGAACACCAAAAAGCGGTCCCACGCGATTTTTACCCGTCGGCGCATAAGGGCTTCCCGGCTCGCCTTGTCGATGGCCTCCTCGTCCGGGAGGGCCGTCATCATCCGTTCCAGCTCCTCCTCCGTGAAGCCGGTCAGCTCCATGTCGATCTCGCCCGTGTCAATCTCCTGGAGGAGGTCCTTTAACAGGGTTTGGTCCGTCTCGGCCAGCTCCGCAATCCGGTTGTCGGCAATCAGGTCCGCCCATTCCTCCGCTTCGGAAGCATAGTCCTGGTAGTCGACCGGGACATCGGTTTCCCCAAGAAGCTGGGCGGCCATCAGCCGACCGTGGCCACGGACCACAAAACCAGAACGGCGCGACACCGTAATCGGCGCGCGCCATCCCTGGTGCTGGATGATTTTAGCAAGGAGCTTAATTTGGC